AGTTTTAGATGAAGCCATAGAGAGAGTTTCTTGTTTATATGAAGAAGGACACAGAATTGTAGTATCTTTTTCAACTGGCAAGGACTCCACAGTCCTATTAGAGATTTGCATAATGGCTGCCCAGATGACTGGTAGATTACCTGTGGATGTTGTGCTTAGAGATGAAGAATTGATGTTCCCTGGGACTTATGAGTTTGCTGAAAGAGTTGCTAATCGACCAGAAGTAAACATGACTTGGCTTGTGGCTCATCAACCTATTATTAATGTGTATGATCGACAGAATCCTTACTTTTGGGTTATGGATGAAACTATGAGTCCGAGTGATTGGATGAGAGAACCTCCAAGTTGGGCCACACATATTAAGGAACAGCATATTGAAGCCATGACTACTCCAGATAGATTTCCATTGCAGACAGATCAGAAGTTATATGCTGCGATAGGACTGAGGACAGATGAGTCCAGACATCGACTTTATGGACTATTTACCTCTGGTGGTTACATTACAAAGCCTAATAGGTACAAGGTTGCAAATATCCGTCCAATTTATGATTGGACATCCAAGGATGTTTGGAAGTTAATAAAGGAGTTTAATCTGGATTATAATCGGGCCTACGATGTGATGTTACGAAACAGGATACCCAATCCTATTATGAGAATTGGCCCTCCTACTTCTAATCCTTATGGGATTGAGGCCTTGAGAATGGCCTCTTCTGCATGGCCTAAGTGGTTTGACAGGGCCTGTGAAAGAATTCGTGGCATAAGAACTGGAGTTAAGATTGTGATGCATGCCTTGACACCTACAAGAAAGTATGGTGAAACTTGGGAGCAATGTTTTCATAGAACATGTATTGATGAGGCTCCAGATTGGATTAAAGAGAGATCCTTAAAGACAAAGGAGATCTACATGAGGAGACACGCTAAACATGCATCTACTCCATTTCCAGAAGTTCATCCATGTATGAGTTGTACTGGTAATATTGCATCTTGGAAAAAGATGGCAATGTCTTTGTATAATGGAGATCCCTGGTCTACAAAGGCCTCATTTTTGCCAATGATTGAGCCTGAGTTTTTTAGGGAAGGTGCTGGTAAATGGCAAGGTAAGCCTACTTTTTAATTTTTTTAAATTTTTTTCTGTAACAATTTTTGAAATTGTTTTTATCTTAGTTGCAATTATTATAAAGGATTTTTGAAATGCCAGAAAAACCAGTTGAACAAAAAGCTGTTAATACTACTCCAGCAGAAACTCAACAAAGAGTTACTGAAAAAGTTAAGAAAAAGGGTAAAAGAACTGTAGAAAAAAAGAACAAATCTCTTGCAACACTTAATGTTGAATATGTTGGTGTAAATGATGTATATCCCAATGAGTGGAATCCCAATCGACAGAGTGATCACGATTTTGAGTTGCTTTTAAAGTCAATGACTGAGGACGGGTTTACTCAGCCTGTGGTTTGTATCAGAACAGAGGATGGTAGAATTAAGATTGTTGATGGTGAGCACCGTTGGAGAGCAGCACATTCTCTTGGTTTTGATGAAATTCCTGTAGTCATCACTCCTATGACAGAAGAACAAGCAAAAATTGCTACACTTCGTCACAATCGTGCAAGAGGTTCTGAGGATATTGATTTAACTGCTGAATTGCTAAGGGATTTAGAGAAGATGGGGGCCTTGGATTGGGCACAGGATTCTCTAATGTTGGATGATGCAGAATTGAATAAACTTTTGGAAGATATTGCAGCCCCAGATGCACTGGCAGGTGAGGATTGGAGTGAGGCCTGGGAGCCTTCCAATGATCAAGAAACAGATCCAGGCTCTGAATTGGATACTACTACAGAAACTAGAGAGATTCAGTCTGGAGGTGGTGGTACTGTGGCTGCTGCATCCTCTATTGCTGCAGTTGAGCGACAACGTGAAAGAGAGAAACAATTAGCGGAGGCCAAAACTGCAGAAGAACGACAGGCCCTTCGTAAGGATCATGATATTTTTAGACTCTACCTTACTTTTACTGGGGATGAGGCAAATCTTGTTAAAAAGATTCTAGGGAATCACGCTGCAGAAAAAGTTATTGAAATGTGTCAAAAAGAAGAATCTATAATGGAGGAATGATTTGTCCAAGGTACATGGTCATAGTTCTTTTGATAATGTAGACCTTGGTAAGATTAAAGCTCGTTGGGAAGCAGGAGATCGTGCAGAAGATATTGCTTCTGAGTTTAAGGTTCACCCGAATACCATCCGTTATCAAGCAAAGACTAATGGATGGGAAAAGGGGGCCACTAGAGGTTTGCATTTAGACAAATTAACAGAGACCCAAAAACATGTGGTGATTGCTGATAAGGTGGAAAGGTCTCTTGAGGAGACTGAGAAATTTATTAGTGATTCTGATCGTATTCGACAAATGGTTCTCAGTTTTCAAGCAAGGCTTTTGAAAAATAGAGATCCTGTTACGAATGAGTTAATTTTGGATAAAAAGGATGCTGATCTAATATTTCAGTATTTAAAATGTTGTAAGATTTCTATGGAGACCTTATCTATTGGATATATGGGTAAAAGAAAGGCCTTTGGCATGGATGAATCCTATGCACAGGATATTACTGTTCTCCCTTGGGAGGACTGATGCCTCTTACTTCTGCTCAGAGAGAAATTTCTAGTTCTGATGCACGTTTCAAGGTTGTGGCAGCAGGTAGGAGGTTTGGGAAAAGCTTTCTGAGCATGTCTCTGATGGCAAAAGTGGCCCGTTATCCTTATTCTCAGGTATGGTATGTTACTACAACGTATTCTGCTGCAAAGAATATCATGTGGTCATATCTCAAAGAGAAACTTAAAAAGTTTGGATGGGCCAAATCTTTTCACGAAGTTGCACTTCAAGCAAATTTGATTAATGGGTCTGTAATATCTCTGAAAGGGGCTAACAATCCAGATTCTCTCAGGGGCATAGGCTTGGATTACCTTGTCTTGGATGAGGCGGCCTATTTAGATGAGAGAGTTTGGACAGAGGTATTGAGACCCACTCTTTCTGATAAACAAGGTGGGGCCTTATTTATTTCATCTCCTTCTGGGAGGAATTGGTTTTATGATCTCTGGATTGCAGGTCAGGATGAGGAAGAAGAGGATTGGGATTCTTGGCAGTACACTACATTAGAAGGGGGGAATGTTCCACCAGAAGAAGTAGAAGCAGCAAGAAGAAATTTAGATACAAGAACATTTGAACAAGAATATGAAGCACGTTTTGTAACTTATACTGGTTTAGTATATTATGGGTTTAATTATGAAGAATCAGTTGTAGATCGACCTTATGATGAAGGTTATCCTGTTTTAGTTGGGATGGACTTTAATATTGACCCAATGACTGCAACTATTTTTCAAATGGATGAGAATGATGGAACTTTATTTCTTGTGGATGAGATTGAAATCTTCGGTTCAAATACTGATGAAATGGCTGAAGAAATATTGTGTAGATATCCAAGTGGAAATATTACAGTATATCCAGATCCAGCATGTGTACAAAGTAGGACTTCCGCAGGTGGAAGGACTGACCTTTCTATTTTGCAAAGCTATGGGTTTAAGTGCAAATTTAGGAGAAAGCATCCTTTGATCAGAGACAGAATTAATGCTGTTAATTCAGCATTATGTTCTGCTGATGGCAATAGGAGATTTTTAATTGATAAGAGATGTAAAAGGGCAATAAATGCACTTGAAAGACATTCTTATAAAAAAGGTACAAATCTTCCAGAAAAGGGCGGTGATAATGATCTTTCTCACATTACAGACAGTATGGGGTATTTAATAGAATATCTGTATCCTGTAAATAAACAGGAAGCAGGAATTGTTGACATTCATGGAATTTAAAGGAAGGAATGTATTATTACAATACCACAAATAGATCCTCTCAAGTTCATTTTGATTCTGAACATCCAGAGTATACAAAGCATTTGGATCTTTGGATCAAATGCAGGGATTGTTACAAAGGAGAAGAGGCTGTAAAGGAGAAGAATCAGAGATATCTTCCTTTTTTAACAATGCAAGCATCTGATGATTATTATAATTATAAGAGTAGGGCCATCTTTTTAAATGTGATGCGAAGAACCATTCATGGATTGGTTGGCGCTGCATTGAGGAAAACTCCTATTGTTAAGGTTCCAGCTAAAATGGAGTCTTATCTGGAAGACATGGATCTTCATGGGATGAGTTTTACTGAGCTTACTCAAAAGCTTTTAACTGATATTTTAGTAACAGGAAGAATTTGTGTTGTTGTAGATAGGTCTGAAAATAGCAGATGTTACTCTACATGTTATTCTGCAGAATCCAATATAAATTGGAGGTATGAAAAAAATATTCCAATTATGTCTGTATTTGCAGAAGAAGTAGATATTACTGAAAATGGTTTTTCTCATGAATTGACACAGCAATACAGAGTTTACGATTTTGATGAAAATGGGAGTCTCAGAGTTAGAGTGGCAATGCAGGGCCTTCCCAAGGAAGGGGATGAACTAAATAGTGATGATGATGAAAACACATTTGAAATCATTCATGAAGTCTACCCTTCCTATCGTGGTGAATCTCTTAAGGAACTTCCTGTTTTTGCTTTTAATTCTGTTGGGATGGGGATGGATAACTTGGCTCCTCCTCCATTGATCGACCTTGCAAATATTTCTCTTTCTCATTATCGTACTTCTGCTGATTTAGAAAATGGCAGGCACTTCACTTCCCTTCCTCAAGCTTGGATTACTGGAGTAGATGCGGATGAATTCCGTCATGGTCTTCATGTTGGAGGGAGTACTGCATGGATATTGCCAAATGAAAATACAAAGTTGGGATATTTGGAATTTTCTGGTCAGGGGTTGGGTTCATTGGAGAATGCTTTAAAAGAAAAAGAAGCAATGATGGCAGTTGTTGGGGCCAGACTTCTTGAATCCAAAAAAGGTGTGGAAAGCGCAGAGACATCAAGAATACGTCAAAATATAGAGACTAGTGTTTTATCTCATATTGCTGTTACTCTACAGAATGGGCTCAACAAGATACTGAAGTACATGGCCCGTTGGGAAGGACTTAATGAAAATGAAGTCCATGTAGAGCTAAACATGGATTTTGTTGATGTTAGAATTCCTCACCAAGAAATCATTGCTTTGGTACAGGCTTATCAAATGGGTGGCATATCTATGGATACTCTTCTCTATAATTTGAAACAGGGTGAAGTCATTCCTAATGATGTTTCAATTGATGATGAACGAGAAAAAATAGAGATGGATCATGGAAGCAATAATGAAGGCCCCATTGACAACAGAAGTGAAGTCTTACAAGATTCTGAACAGGAAAAACTTAGAAAGGCCCTTTCCGACTCAGGAAGAGGTGATTGATCTTATTTTAAAGAGACATATTCGCATTCTTAAATTTTCAAATCATGTAGCAAATAATGTAAATCTTGAGTTTTATGGATTTAGAAATGAGTTGGTAAGTGATTTATTAATTGATGTCAGGGATTCTATGTGGGATGATTCTCACACAAGAATTGATAAGTTTATTGAGAAAATGCATGTAAAATTTTTCCAATTAAAAAAGAGGATTGAATCCGTATTGGATACAAATTTATCCGGTCTTATTCATAATGAGATCATGTTTTTGGAAAAAGCATTTCCAGGACTTTATTATAATAGATCTAAATATCCAGTTTATGAATTATTTGGCGTTAGCTATTCAGAACATTTCAATTCTATTTTTCTTTCATTGAGGAAAGAGATTACATCCAACTACAAGATATCAATTTCATATAATCATCCAGATTCTTTTTTATTGGAGAAGTTTAGAGGAACAAGATCCGTAAATTATAAGGACAGTATTTTTACTGTTTATCATAATAAATTAAAAAGTTTGGTTAAAAGCATTATTTGTTTGTATTCATCTGAATTGAGGTTTTTCTTTTATTTTCAAAATAAGGAAAAGTTTCCATTTTTTTCCGAATCTCTTCCTTTGTCTGAGTCCAAGACAAAGAAAAATAAAACAGAATTAGGCACTTATAAGATGGAGGATTTTTCTCCTCAGAAAAAATCTAGTCCTTGGAAGGGCTGTTTGCCTCATTTTAATTCTACAGTTACTCAAATTCCCTTGTTTTCTTTGGCAGAATTCGATAAGCATGATTTCCGTGACTGGTTTTTTAAAAGATCTGTAAGTTACCAGCAAGAAGTATTGGGTGAAAAAAGATACAGATTGTTTTCATCCAGTGATTATGTTTATTCACAAATTTTTGATTTTTCAAAAACAAATATAACAATAGCAAACTTATGAGTTATTTACTAAATTCTATAAAGGATCGTAAATTAAATGGATCTCTTAATAATGCTATTAATGGTTGGGATAGTTTTAGTGATTATCCAAGTTATTACACGTCATTGACAGGTAATAATTACTCTTTTGATAAGACAAAGGGTCATCCGTTTTTTGTTGATTCCTGTTTTTCTTTAAATGAATCATCAATTAACTTATCCCTTTCATCAATGGAGATTAAAGTACTTGGAGAAAGATCAGATTATTTCAAGGTTGGAGTCCATTAGGGATCGTTCTAAGATCTTTAACCCTTTTTCTGAGGCCATTTCCTTGTCAGAGGAGGCCAAAAGGAATGGGTTTGCTATAAAGGACTTTGGAAGCTCTGAGAAGGCCAATGAGGTGGAGAATTTAATTTCTTCTCTATTGGCCTATTCTTTGGAAGAATCTCAGAATTATGGTGTTCTTGTTGTTAGGGACACTGAAGTTAATGTTTACTCTTACTGGAATCCTATTTCAGAAGAAGAGGAGAACAAAATCCTAGAAAGGAAAAAGAGAGAGATATGGAACAAGCAACGCAAGAATCGACAAACCTGGCGCAAGAAGGGACAGTCCAACAAGGGCAAGGGCCAGAAAGTATTGAAGTTCCCAAGATAGATCTTGGGGATAGTGATACATTTTCAAGAGAACAAGTGCAGGAGATTGTTAATAATGCACTGAAGAGTGAGATTGTTGGATTAAAGTCAAATAATCAGGCCTTGAAGGATGAAAAAAAGAAGGCTCAGGATCGTATTCGTGAATATACTGACATTCTTAGTAGTTTTGGTGGTCAGGAAGGATTAAATCAATTACAGGAATTGAAACAAAAGATTGAACAGGATGAAGAACTTCGTTTATTTTCTCAGGGGGATCGTGAGAAATATAATGACAGGATTCTAAATAGGGCCAAGCAGGATCATGCCAATCAGTTAAGGATTGTCTCAGAAGAAAGGGATAAGTGGAGGGATCAAGCTGACTCTTTTGTTAAGAAGTTTCAACAAAGAGAAATTGAAAAATCCATTATTGACGGGTGTGCATCATCTGGTGTCAATCCAAGATACTACAAGGCAATGAGTGCTCAAGTAAGAGATGACATTATTTTTGATGATGAAACAGAAAGAGTGATTGTTAAGGATTCTGATGGAAATTTAAGATATGGCAAGGATGGTCAACCAATGCATGTTGCAGAACTGATTGATACATTGCGTGAGGAACAATCAGAATTGTTTTTGCAATCCACAGGAAGTGGTGCAGTTGGTTCTGCTGGTTCTATCAGAAGATACTCTGGCATTACCAATGATGAAATCAAGAATATGAGCGTTGGTGATTACAAGAAGTTTAGAGAACAAGGAGTTATTCGTTAATGATTTGTAGTGATATTGATTTAATCAAACTACAGTATCAAGGATACATTCCGCAAAATGTAAATATTGGCCCTTCTAGTGTTGATTTAACATTGTCTGATTCTTTTTGTTCACTTTTATCTAGTGATGAAATTGTGGATGTTAAGGATGAATTGGATTTTATCAATTGGAGGGCTGATTTTACAGTAATGTCTCCTGGAGATTTTTTACTTGCATCCACTGAAGAAGAAATAGAAGTTCCTATTAATTATGCAGCAATGGTTGCTGGAAGATCTTCTGTTGGAAGAATAGGAATTCAAGTTCAGAATGCAGGATTTGTTGATGCTGGATTTAAGGGTCAAATAACTCTTGAATTACAAAATCAGTCACATAGAAGCATTAGAATTCATAGAGGTATGAGGATTTGTCAATTAGTTTTCATTCAAATGACATCTCCATGTCAAAATCCTTATGAAGGTAAATATCAATTTCAAAAAGGAGCAACCTTCTCTAGAATTTTTAGAGATGAAGAATTCATCAGTAATTCCATGTAGAATTACTTGACATATTAATGTTATTATATTAAATTGATTCATAATTATTCCCAGAGGGAATATATTGAACGTATACCCCAAAGTTCAGCCTTTCTACGCAGGAGCGCAGTGGCCTTTAGATAAGGGGCCTCCTGCATGGAGTGATCCCCACCCAAAATTGATTACTCTATTCAGATAGGATGAAAAATGGCAACTACTTTTGGTGTTCAAAACACTTTCCTTACTCCCGATGTTATTGCACGGGAGGCCCTCCTAATTCTTGAAAACAACATTGTTTCCACACAGATCATGAGTACTTCAGCTACTCAGGATTTTACTGGTGCAAAAGTTGGTGACACTATTCGTGTCCGAAGACCAGCCTTCTTTGGTGTTGAGGAGTTTACACGAAATAGTGCTTCTCCAAGTGCTGGTGATGTAGTCATTCAAGATGCATTTGAAAATAGTGTGAACCTTGTAATTGAAAAGCACTTTGATGTCTCCTTTGAGGTTTCCTCAAAAGAATTGACAATGGCAGTAGATGAGTTCAATGAGCGACTTCTGCAACCAGCAATGAGTGCATTGTCTCAGCGTGTTGATTCTTATGCTCTAAGCAAGATTAAAGATCTTGGTGGATTGTATGATGGAGCTACTTTTGCTGCCCCTAGTTCAATTGCTCAAATTGCAGGGATTGTGGAGAAGATGAACAAGCAGAATATTCCTATGACCAATAGAAAATTGCTTGTTTCTCCTGCAATGCAAACAGCACTTTATGGAATTGAGGCATTTACCCGTGCAGATTTCCGAGGAATTTCTTCTTCTCCATTGCAAGAAGCCACCCTTGGCAAGTTCATGGGTATGGATGTAATGATGTCTCAGGTTCTTCCTGTACATACCAATGGTACTGCTGTTCGTACAGCAACTCCTGCTGATCTTGCTGGAACTATTAATCAAAACGCAGTTACTCCTAACGGTTATTCTGAAGGAGCAACACAGATCGTAATTGCAGGATTGGGCGCTTCTGTTTATAACGCAACTGTTCTGGCTGGGGATACTGTTTCCATTACTTACAATGATGGAATCACCAGAGAACATGCAGTTACTGCAGATGCTACAATTTCTGGAGCAGGAGCACTTACTCTTAATATTAGCCCTGGACTTTATGGAATTACTTCTGGCGTAAGTGTTAGCGCATACAATCGACCTATTGTAGTTGATCATGGTAAGGCAATTACACTAAAGGGTGGAACTTCAAGCGTTCCTAGTTATACACAAGGTGCTGCATTCCATCCAAGCGCATTCCAGATGGTATTTGTTCCTCAAGCAAATCCAATGGGGCCAGGCACAAGTTCATCCACTGTAAATTACAATGGAATGAGTCTTCGTGTTCTACAAAGCTATGACCATACAAAGAAGCGAGATTTGATCTCTGTGGATTGTTTGGTTGGTGTTGCTGCTGTAGATGGTCGCCTTGGCGTGAGAGTTCCTTCCACTGCTGGTTGATCAATTTTGATTATTTGGGGGCGTTTTTTTGCCCCCATTCATTTTTAGCGGAGAAGGCCAATGCTAGTTAAATTGTACAGATATGATGGATCTGTTTTTGAAGTTCCTGGAAATCAAGTTAATGAATTTCTTGCGATGGGGTTGACAGAAAATCCACCTGCACCAAAGCCAAAATCTGTTGCAGAGAATGAGGAAGATTCTGTTAAAACTTCTTCAAGTTCAGATGATTCTGATGAAGGTTCTGCAAAAAAGCGTTCCTATACAAAAAAATAATCTATCAGCAAGGTTCTAAATGGCTTTAGATGCCACTGTCAAAGGTAGTAGCTCAAATTCTTATGCTACAGTTGCACAGGCTGATGCTTATTTTGCTGATAGACTAGGTGCTGCTGCATGGAATTCCATTGGTGATGAAATCATTGGGATTGGATCTGCAACCATTAGTGGTGTCTATAGTTCTCTTGATTCTCAAACTGAGGTAACTGTTGCTGGAATAACTGCTCCAAGTCCTTCTTTGGCCTTGGGGGATTCCATGCAGATAGTTACTAATTTGGTAGGTGTAGATGGGACTCACTACATTACAAAGGTGGTTTCTGGAACTTCCTTTAAGTTTTTAGTGAGTGGAGATCAAAGCGCAGTGTCTTCCATTACCTACTTGGATAGATCCACTTATAGTGACAAGGCGAAGGCCTTGATCATGGCGACAAGGTATTTGGATCAACTCAAGTATTTGGGAGAAAGAACAACCACAACACAGAAATTGTCATTCCCAAGAATGTTTTTATCAGATCCAGATTCTGGTGCAATCTTTTGGGGTCAGGCAATGAGGTTGAGGACAGATTATTTTGATGAAAATGTAATTCCAGACAGGATTATTTTTGCAACCTATGAGTTGGCCTTGAGATTGCTGGGTGATCCAGAATTGGCAGGAGATCCAACAGTTCGTCAATTTAGAAGCGTATCCATTGATGGAGTATTGTCTGTAGTCTTTAATGAAAATTCACTACCAAGAGCCTTAGATAGAAACATATTAAATTACATTGGGCCTATTTTAGAAGCTGGAAGCAGTTTGTCTGTAAGACTAAAAAGGTGAGTAATGGCTTTTAATGATGATATGGTCAATTTGGTTCTGAAGGTTTTTGATGGGTCTTTGATTAGTGGAATTACAGTATCAGTTGATGGTGTTTATAGATCAGTCAGATCCAGTGGAAACTATAGTCCTGTAACTGGAACAGTTACTAGGGAAATACAGGATTACACAATAAAGGTTATAAAAAAGACTGATTCTTCTGGTGTTTCATCTGGTTCATCTGGTAAGGAAGCAATTATTGATGACAGGAATGCAATTTCAAAGAGAGATTTTTTGGAATTCATGATTGTACCAATAACTGGAATTCTTCCAGAACAGGGAATTGATGATGAGTTGATTCTTTCTGAAAAAACATATAAGGTAATGTCGATTGAATCAAAGAACTTGGGGCCGAACAGGTTGGTTTATAATTTGATTGCTGTAGGTTAAAATTTAAAGTACCTAAATTAAAATTTAATTAATTGCCTAAAGTGCTGAAATGATTAGAAGAAAAACTGGCAAAAAGGCAAAAAATGTTGAGGTTAATTTTAGTGAGGCCTTTAATCAAATAAAAAAGACCTTGTATAAAAAGACAGGTGATTCTTTGAAAACAGGCTTTGAGTCAATTGTAAGAAACACACCTGTTAAAACTGGATATGCTCAAACTAGTTGGAGAGTTGTCTTTGGTGAAAATTCTGTATCAATAGAAAAAAAAGATAATGATGGGGATTATACTGGTTTAACAGAATCTGTAATTGAGAATGGGAAAAATATTATAGAAGAAATGAGAAAGAAGGGGTTCCCTTCAAGATTGGTTTTTTCAAGTCCTGTTCCTTATATGGGAAGATTAGAATATGGTCATTCTTCTGATAAAAAGTTTTTTATTAGGCAAGCAATTGCAAAAATGAAAAATGAAATTTCTAGCTTCAAGAAGAAGGGTTACTGATGCTTCTGATTGAAAGAGAAATTCTTGGGTATTTGAATGACAACTGGACGCAACCTCCAACCATTGCTTGGACTAATTTTAACGTAAGTGTTAATTATCAGTCTGATCAAGATTATTTAGTTCCTTTTATTAGGAACTTGGATTCAGTTATTTTAGAAATTCCTGCAAACTGCGGAGCAGTAAGAAGGGATTACGCTATGGGCCTAAATCTCCTTTTGAGGGAGAACACAGGAACAAGTTCTGCGAATACTTATGTAACTGCGCTGTTGAATCTCTTTGACAGAAAAGAGATCAGCACAGATAACTATGAGTATTCTTTTTCTCCACTTGAAGTTGGGCCAGGATTTGGTCAGGGGCCACATTTTGAATTACCAATTTCAATTGATTTCTTTGTTTATTCCTCTTAAATGATTCTAAGGAGATAGAAATGTCTGGAACTGCTATGAATGCTTCTGGTCTTAACCGGACTAGGTCGGCAACGGTTTTTTTGGTAAATGAGACAGTTGCAGGAACTATTGCTGCAATTCCAACTGGAAATGATGCTTTTGGACTAACGACTACCCCAGTTATTGGTCAGTCTGGTAATTATACAGATACTTCAGAGATCGGTGCAGAACTGATTTCTGTGGATCGTGTGTTGAATTACATGGAGTATTCCACATTTGATTTTGAATACTATGCAAAACCAAGTGGCACTTCAACTGTTCCTTATAATGAAGGTTCTGC